GTTGTTGTTGATGCCGTTGCTTGGTGGGAGCCAAAAGTGGAAGGTCCAGTAGATCTTTCTGAGGTAAAAAAGTGGATTATAAATCTTCGTAGAGAAGGTTTTAATATTGGTATGGTTACATTTGACCGTTGGCAATCCTTTGATATTCAACAGGAATTAAAAGCGGTAGGAATGAGAACTGATACCGTTTCAGTAGCCAAGAAACATTATGAGGATTTGGCTATGATGGTTTATGAAGAGAGAATCGCAATGCCTATGATTCCTTTGCTTCTTGAGGAGATGAGTGAGCTTAAGATTATGAAAAATAATCGTGTTGACCATCCCCGCAAGAAGTCAAAGGACTTAGCAGATGCCGTTTGTGGGGCGGTATTTGGGGCAATATCACATACAAGTAGGGACTCTAATCTAGAGATTGAGGTCCATACATGGAGTTCTGCCACACGACTTGCAGAAAAGCAAAGCAGTATGGTAGAATTGGAAACTAGGGATACACCTGACGATGTTAGGGATTACCTAGATGAATACAAACTAATATAAATACAAGGAGAAAAATGAATTCATTAAAGAAGATTGCTCTTGTCTTGGCTGCAGCCATCATGGGCACACTAGTAAATGTTCCTGTAGCTTCTGCTGCGCCTATGTCCGTTGCTTTGACAGTAAATGGATCTGCGCCTGCAACTGCTGGAACTTCAACAACAACTGCTGTAGAACTTCCAGTTCCAGCAGATAACTCAGTAGATGCTGCTGATGCTCTTAGATTCGTAGTTACTGTTGATACAGGAACTGCTGTAACAGCATCTGCAACAAATGCAACTATTATTCTTGCAACTGCAACTGCTGCTGCTCCAGTAACTGCTTCAAGCGGTTCTGCTAGCACATCAATTGCAACAGGAACTGGTACAACTGCAACATTTTTTGTTTATACAAAGACTACAGCAGTAGGTACTGTTTCTATTACAAACCAAGGTGAGACCAAGGTTTATTATGTACAAGGCGCTGTAGGGAAGATTAATACACTTTCCGTTGCTGGTGCTGAAGTTGGATCAACTGGTTCACAGGTAACTCTTACAGTTACTGCAACAGATGTATTCGGAAATAAGGTTTCTGGAAAGTCTATTACTGCTGTAGTTGCTAATGGTACTCTTGATACAACAACTGCTACAACTGGAGTAAGCCTAACAGACTTTGGTACTCGTGACTTTAAAGTTACACTTCCAACCACTGGTTCGTCTGCTGTAATTTTCTCAGTAACAAACTCATCAGATCTTGCAACTGCTGTAACTGGTTTCAATACAGTTACATCTTCTGTTGCTAGAACAATTGCAGTTCGTGATCTTGCTGCAGAACTTGCTGCTGCACAGGCTGCACTTGCTACTGAAAAGGCTGGACGTGCTGCTGATAAGGTTGCTGCTGATGCAGCCCTTGCTGCTGCTAAAGTAACTGCTGATGCTGCTGCTTTGACTGCTGCTGCAGAATTGGCAAAGGCTAAGGCTGATGCTGTAACTGCTGCTGCTAAGGCAGTAACAGATGCTGCTGCTGCTAAGGCTGCTGCTGATAAGGCACTTGCTGATACAGTTGCTGCTAAGGATGCAGAGATTGCTAAGTTGAAAGCAGATAATGCTGCTGCACTTGCTGCAATTAAGAAGTCATTTAACGATCTTGCAAAGAAGTGGAATGCAAAAAATCCAAAGGCAAAGGTCGCACTAGTTAAGTAATTAACTATTAAAAATTGGGGCGCAGAGCAATCTGCGCCCTTTTTTTATCATGATATAATATCACTATCTATATAGTTAAATAGGAGTATCAAATAGGCAAATTCCTTCGCATAATTGCAGTGGCGGGAATGTTGTTTATGAGCTTAGGTTTTCCAGAAAATGCTTATGCTACCTGTGTCAACTATCTTCAATCTCAAACTATAGCAGCAGCCTATGAAGGCGATGCACAGCCAACAGTGCATACAATGGAAACATGCTCTGGTGACGATATTTCTTATCAGATTCCCATTGCAACTACTGTTACTTTTGACGGGGTAGAGTATTCAAATATTTATGCAACAACTAATTCTGTAATTACCTTTGGTCAACCTGACAATACATTTCATACATATCCATCTACTCCATCTATTTCTTTATATTCTATGGATTGGTATCCAGGAATAAATGCAGCACCAGATGGATTAGACATTATGTATTCAGAAGGTGGCTTTCAAATTAATCTTCAGGCAATACCTTTTGGACAATGGGGTGCACAGCCAAGTAATATTAATATTCTTGTTGCAATCACTAATACTGGAGGAATTGCGGTTTCATATTCTTATCAAGGTCCAGAATATCAAAATTTAAGAACTGGCGTTAGATTACATGATGGATCAATTGTTTCATTAGAAGCATGGGGAGCAACACAAATTCAGCCAGGCTCTGCAACACCAACTCTTGCACCAGAACCAATTCCTTCACCAACACCAACACCTACTGGACCTACTGAAGAACAACTTGCAGTTCAAGAAGAAATGCGTGTAACTGCTAATTTAATTGCAAATGCTATTGCTAGTTTACAAAATGAACCTGATCCAGAGCCAACTCCTGTGCAAACTGAACCAGCCGAACCCACTCCAACTCCAACACCTGAAACAACCTCTGAACCAGAACCAACTCCAACTCCTGAGCCATCGCCCACTGTTGAGCCTTCACCAGAGCCTTCACCTCAGCCAACGGATATAGATCCAACTCCAGAGCCATCACCTGAGCCAACTCCAATTGAACCTTCTCCAGAACCATCGCCTTTACCATCTCCTGAGCCATCTTCTGATATTACCACAGATCCAGAAATAGTTGTAGTTGAACCAGAAATAGTTACACCAGAAGATCCTAGATTTCCAGATGAAGATATTGTAATTCCAGTTCCAGATAAAACAGAAAACTCAGAAGTATCTGAAGATATGTCAAGATTACTTGCAGATCTTACTAGTTCACAAACACTTGCAACATTAAGTCCAGAACAAAAGGCTGCAGTAGCCTCAACACTTGGTATTAAATCTAGCGAGGTAGCAATAGTGGCAGAATTAGCAAAATCAAATGAGGCCGTAGCAACAGCATTAGAAGAGTTTGGAAACAGAGCAAATGAAAATCTAGAGGCACCTATGCCCTATACTCTTGCAGATGCTGTAACAGAGGTTCAGGCAGAAAAATTATTAGAAGATCCAGCAGGGGCAATTGCAGCGGTATTTACAAGTATTGACCTAGAAAAAATAACAAATCCATCTGAGTGGGGTAGTGATATGACAGATGATCAAAGAGAAAAGGTTCAAGAGGTTATAATTCCAGTAATTCTGGTTTCTAACATTATTAGTTCTGTTATGTCAACAAGGAGGATATAATACGATTATGGACAAGGTTAAAAATATCTTATCAAAGATAAAAATGCCAAAGGTAAAGGTTAAGATGCCTAAAGTAAAGGTTAACTTGCCTAAGCCTAATATTAAGCCATGGCTTGACAAAATAAAGCCCTGTATGTCAAAGGTATGGGGAGTCCTAAAGAGAGTCCCTGAATGGGGTTTAAAAGCTCTAAAAGGCCTTCTGGTATGGTTTGGTAAGGCAGTTAAGGAAAGTATAGCTCAGCTATGGACTTTGCTTGGATTCTTTATTGCTTGGCTTACTCTTACTGGTACTGCCCAGCAAATCGTAGGGATTGCAACAATATTATCTACAATTATATGGCTTGCCACTATATCCCTTCGTGAAGAAAAAGACGAATAACTGGTATAATGGTGGGTATGCTAAGGATAATTGGAATTGCCCTGCTTGGGCTTACCCTAACTGGTTGTGGCTATGATGGTCACTTCAGATATCCTTGCCAAGATCCAGCAAACTGGGAAAGTGCAGAATGTAAGCCGCCACTATGTACTGTGAGTGGAGCATGTCCTGAAGATTTGGTTGGGGAAGATGTTGTAAATGGAACAACAACTGAAGAGACAATAGTGGAGGAATTACCAAATGAGTAAAAATAGATATACATCTGCAGAATTAGATGCAAGATTAAAATTTGCATTAGGAATTATGCTAGGAGTTATTCTCCTATCAACAACTTTGGGTATTTTGTATGCCCTTATATTTGTAACACAACCAGTAACAGCACAGTCTGAGAATGATAAGATGTTCTTTAATGTTCTTGGATCTGTTGCAACATTTATTACTGGTACCCTCGCAGGTTTGCTCATTGGTAAAAGCGGTGCACAAGAAATGAAAGAAGCAATGGAAAATAATTCTCCAGTTGCAGAAGAAGTAGCGCCAGTTACTGAGGCGGTATCAGAAGAAGTTCCTGCTGGCAAAGATAATTCACAAATGCCAGAAGAACAAGAAATTGATGAAGATTGGGATAAGGATTAATCATGGCAGAAATGGGAACAGCAGCAAAACTAATTGAAATAGC